CTGCACTAAGGCAACTTGGGAGGCTTGGGTTGGCCATCCTGTGACCAAAGACGACATTAAGGCTTTAACGCCCAATGACGTCATGCCCCTATACAAAGCCAAGTATTGGGATACGATAAAGGGCGACGATCTGCCAGAGGGCGTGGACTATGCCGTCTTCGACTATGCAATTAACTCGGGTCCGTCCCGTGCCGCAAAAGCCCTTCAGTCGGTACTCAGTGTTAATGTCGACGGGCAAATCGGGGACGCCACGTTACGCGCTCTTGAAGCGGCAAACCCTCGTGAGGTTGCTACAGCAGTCTGCGAAGCCCGATTAGCCTTCTTACAATCTCTTCCAACCTATGCTACATTCGGCAAGGGCTGGTCTAGGCGCGTTTCCGAGGTGGAAACCGTTTCCTTTAATATGGTTGGGTAACCTATATGTCACTGACTTACTCGTCATATGTCCAGCAAATTGCGACTTTGGCCGTTGTTCCGGTCACTGACCCCAATTACACGATCATTATTCCTAGCATGATTGACTATGCCGAGTTGCGGATGCAGCGCGATCTAGACTTTTTGTCTACACAGATTAGCACATCTGCCTACACATTTACGTCTGGAAACAACCAATTAACTTTACCAACGTCTCAATTTATTGTACCTCAAACCTTTGAAGTTATTGACGGATCAGGCAATTCGTCCCCCCTTTTGGCGGTAGGTAAAGAATTTATACAAAATGTTTACGGATCAGGTTCTACGACAGGCTTACCTCAGTATTTTGCTGTTTATGGGGGCGATACTGCTACTACAGGTAATACGAGCCAATATATGATTGTTGGGCCTACGCCCAACTCAAACTATACAGTACGCCTCACTGGAACCGTTCGATCGGCCTCGCTTTCGGCTACCAATACCACTACGTATATATCAACATATCTTCCCGATATGTTTATTTTTGCATCCATGATCTACATCTCGGCCTATCAACGTAACTTTGGCCGAGCCAATGATGATCCGGCTATGGCTCAAACTTACGAAAGCCAATATCAGGCTCTCAAGGCAAGCGCTCTTATTGAAGAAAACCGCAAGAAATTTGAAGCGGCTGCTTGGACGTCCTATTCGCCTGCTCCTGCCGCAACGCCGTCGAGGTAACCTATGCCTCATGCAACAATCAAATTAAAGCCCGGCGTTGAAACAACAACCACCTTTGCTCTTAACGAGGCGGCTTACTCCACATCGCAATTAGTTCGCTTTCTTCCTGAGCGAAACGGAATGGGCTTGGCACAAAAGCTTGGCGGATGGGTAAATTATTATACCTCGGCAATCGGTTCAAAAATTCGCGCACTCAAAGGATGGGCAGATTTAAATGCTGTAAACCATCTTGGAGTTGGTGCTGAATCATCTCTTAATATTTTGACAAGCAATAATTTACAAAACATTACGCCGCAAAATACAACTACAAATACGGCACCTGTTTTCTCAACAACATCTGGATCGGCAACTGTTACTGTAACAGACTCAAATCTCTCTGCCTCCGTATTGGATTATGTTAATTACGTAACCCCAGTCGCGGTTGGCGGATTGGTTTTATATGGTCCATATCTTTTGCAGACGGCGGCAGGGACAACGTATTCTATTTTAGCATCATCCGCTGCGACATCGACAGCCAATACATCGACCAACACGACCGCCGGATCGTTTGTTGTTGGCAACACCTATCAAATTGTAACGGTTGGAACCACTGATTACACCCTTATTGGCGCATCGGCCAATACGGTTGGTGTGATATTTAATGCGACAGGCGTAGGGTCCGGTACAGGAACCGCAAAGCTTGTCGGTGTCCCGTCGTTTCAAACAATTTCAGGTTCACAAACCGTTACGTGTTACCTTGATAACCATGGATATTTGGTCGGTAACACATTTTATGTTGGCGTTTCAACAACCGTTGGCGGCATTACGCTATCGGGGCTTTACACTATTTTAACAGTCCCTAGTGCAAGTTCATTTACTTTTGCTGCTGCCAACACTGCTACATCATCTGCTGGCCCGACCGCCATGAATAGCGGTAATGTCAATTCCAACTTTTATATTGCCGTTGGCCCACAACCAACAGGTTCAGGTTTTGGTGTTGGCGGTTTTGGTACGGGCGGTTTTGGTGTTGGTACAACACAAACACCTTCTAACGGAACACCAATTACGGCGACCGATTGGACACTTGATAACTACGGGTCTTATCTTCTTGCCTGCCCAGCTGGGGGCGCAATTTATTATTATGATCCAAGCGGGCAATTACAAAACGCTCAAATTATTGGTGGAAATGCGCCACTGGTTAATTCTGGTATGTTTGTGGCCATGCCGCAACGCCAAATTATTGCCTATGGATCATCGTTTACATTGCAAGCCGATCCTATGTTGGTTCGTTGGTGCGATGTAAATAACCTCCAAGTGTGGAACGCGACGGTTACCAACCAAGCAGGGTCATTTCGTATTCCTACTGGTTCAAAAATTGTCGCTGGTATCCAAGGGCCACAACAAGGTCTTTTGTGGACCGATCTTGATATGTGGGCAATGCAATATGTTGGCCCGCCACTGGTTTATGGGTTCAACAAAATTGGGTCTAATTGCGGCGCAGTGTCTCGTCACTGCGTAGGGCAATTGAACGGTGCCGTTTATTGGATGAGCCAAAAACAATTCTTTATGTCCATGGGATCGGGGCCACAATCTATTCCGTGCCCTGTTTGGGATGTAATTTTCCAAAATATTAACATGTCGTATCTTTACAAAGTATGCTGCGGCGTCAATTCTCAATTTAATGAGATTACATGGTACTATCCATCCGCCTCGTCCACCGAGAACGATAGTTATGTCAAATACAACGTCAGCCTCGGCCAATGGGACTACGGTACTCTTGGCTGCACTGCTTGGATTGATCAGTCTGTTCTTGGGCCTCCCATTGGTGCTGGCTCTGATAATTGGCTTTATCAGCACGAAGTAGGCAATGATGCAGTCTACAATGGCCAGACAACTGGCATGCAGTCTTCCTTCCAGACAGGTTACTTTGAGCTGAACGAGGCCGATAACCTTGTCTTTGTGGATCAAATATGGCCTGACATGAAATGGGGAACATACAGTGGCAACCAAAATGCTACCGTATATTTGACCATTTATTATACCAATTACGCCACTGACACAGCCACCTCGCCATCAACTAGTTACTATTCTGGCTCTCCTTCCGGCGCGGTTAGTTCGGTTACTTTTCCGATGACGCAATCGACCGAGTACGTCTCTTGTCGTATTAGGGCTCGATATATGTCGTTTGCTTTATCATCAACCGATACGAATACTTTCTGGCGCCTTGGCGCGATTAAATACCGTTATCAATTGGATGGGAGGTTCTAATGGCGTCACTTGACGATATTCTCACTACCCAAAAAAACGGCGTCGTGGGCATAAATTCTTATGTGAATTTGTTAACAAATCACGCGGGGTCGTATTCAACTAAAGAACTATCCGCGGGGTCGGTGGTTAAATCATCTTCAGGCTGGCTTGCAACGGTCAGTGTTATTGTGGCCGGATCAACTCAAGGGTATCTTTACGATGCCACATCCGCGGCCTCTGGTGCTCGTATCTATGCCGTGCCTAACACGCTCGGTGTCTATCAGGTGCAAATACCATTCGCCACTGGTCTTTATTTCTCACCCGGAAGTGGGTCAATCATTTCTGTAGGATATTCGTGATGCCATTAACGCCGGGTAAGTCACAAAAAACGATCAGTCACAACATCTCCGAAATGATCCACGCGGGCCATCCGCACGATCAGGCCGTGGCAACGGCGCTGTCGACCGCGCGCAAAACAAAAGCCGAGGGCGGCAATTTTACCATAACCAAAACTGGTCCCGGCGCTTTTATGGGTAATCCGTTAAAAGAAAAAATTGAACCCGTTAACGACACAACGGTCAAGCATCAGCACATGCTGCATGAAGGCCCGATCCGTTCGCCTGTCGCCGGCCGCACTGACCATCTTCCCATGACGGTGGCTTCTGGTTCATTTGTAATTCCCGCCGATATCATATCCAAAAAAGGTGAAGGAAATACCGAGGCAGGATTTAAAGTAGCCCAAGAACTCTTTAATCCTAAAAGTGGGGGATATAAAATATCTCGCCACATGTTTGCCTCGTCGCCGTATTTTCAAGAAAGTAAACAACCTTACCAATCCGGTAATATGCCTTATTCCGCTGGTGCAACTCCTTATGGAGCCCATTTAGCGACAGGGGGCAGTACCCCCGAAGATTCCCTTCCCGTCGAAATTATAGCGGCGGGCGGCGAATATGTTATACCGCCACGGGTTGTCCGTGAAATTGGCGGTGGTGACATCGACTATGGCCACGACATCCTTGATCACTTTGTGGTCGAATCTCGTAAAGATTTAATTAAAACACTTCAAAAATTACCGGGGCCAAAGAGGGACTAATGACAGATATTAGATTAGGCACACCTGACGACGAAGCCGCCATGCTAGATTTGGCTCTCCGCGCTTGGGAAGAAAATGGGATTAAAGATGTAAATCCCGAGAAAATGCTGGGCATGATCCGACCCGCTTTGTACCTCTGGGAAGGGCTTGTTGGGATCATAGGGGAACCCGGCAAAAAGATTGAAGGGGCGGTCCTTTTAAGAGTCAGCAAAATGTGGTATTCGGATAGCTTAATGCTTGAAGAAAAGGCCATTTTTGTCGACCCTGAGTTTAGAAGCGCGAAAGGCGGCCGCGCTCGAAGGCTTTGTGAGTTCTCTAAAAAGGTAGCCGATGAATTGGGCTTGCCGCTCATTATTGGTGTTCTTTCGAACAACAGGACCGCGGCTAAGGTAAAACTGTACGAGCGTTCGTTTGGTCCGCCAGCGGGGGCTTTTTTCTTATACAACGTCCATACTGGACATGAAGAGCATATGACGGAGCAATAAGATGGGTGGCAAGACTGGAACGACGACGTCTAGCGTATCTATCCCGCCCGAGGTACTGGCGCGGTATAACTCCGTTAACGCTCAGGCTCAGACTGCGGCAGGTACGCCGTTCCAGCAATATAGCACCGACCCTAATGCCTTTGTAGCTCCTATAAACGAGCAGCAGCAGACAGGTATTAATAATATCAATCAACAAGCCACCGCTGCCCAGCCCGGTTATCAAACCGCTATGCAGGGCACTCAGGCCGCGTCTCAAGGATATAATGGTCAGAACTATCAACAGGGCGTTCAGGCTTATATGAACCCTTATTTGCAAAATGCCATGGGATCGACCGCGGCAATGTTGCAAAACCAAAACCAGCAACAACAAAACCAATTAATGGGTAACGCCATCCAGCAAGGTGCCTTCGGCGGCGATCGGGGCAACATTGCTCAGGCCGCGCTTATGGGTCAGCAAAATCTTGCCATGGGGCAAACGCTCGGCCAGATGGCAAATCAAGGTTACCAGCAGTCTGCTCAAAACTATATGCAAGGCCTGCAGCAACAGGGTGCGCTAGCCAATCAGTATGGCAATCTCGCCGGCGCGGCCCAAACGGCTGGCTTACAGGGCGCTCAGGCGCAGCTTGGCGCAGGTACTCTCGGCCAACAGACCGAGCAGGCTGGCAAAACGGCACTGTACAACCAATTTCAACAGCAGCAGGCCTATCCGTTCCAAGTGGCTCAATTCCTTGCCAATATCGCGGAAGGCACCGGCGCTTTGTCTGGATCGACCACGACGCAGACATCGCCCACGTCATTTTTCTCCGATCGTCGCCTCAAACACGATATCCATCGCATCGGCGAGACGGACGAAGGCTTGCCAATCTACAAGTTCAAGTACAAAGGCGACGACAAGACAAACATCAGCTTTATGGCCGACGAGGTCGAAAAGGTTCATCCAGAAGCTGTCGGCGAATCACATGGCTTCAAGACTGTCGATTACGATCGTGCGGCGCGTTACGCGGGCGGCTTGGTCGGCAATTCCGAGGGCGGAATGGTCACGCCTATGCATGAAAAGGAAGGTTTCTTTGACGGCGGGGACGTGGCATCTAACCCCAATGACATCGCGGCCTTATTGGCATCACAAAAACAGTCTTACGCCCCTTTCCAACAGGGCGGCCTATACGGAGCCACAAGTGGCGGAACTCCGGGCGGTAAGGGCTTTGTCCCTGCAGCCAGTCTTCCTGTAGGCCACCTTGCCGTTGCAAGTCCATCCCGCACACAAGCTCCCGAAACGCTTATGGGCGACGTCCATGAAGCTTCGACCTTGGGCAAGGATGCTCAAGACCTTTGGGCACAAGGGCAAAAGTTTAAAAAGTTTGCTTCGGATTATGTTAATTCATCCACTGCGCCACAACAGGGCGCATATCGCGGTGGCCTCGTGCATGCTTATGCCGATGGTGGAGATGTAGAACCTTATTCTGAAAACGACCCAATGTCGGACGTTGTCAAAGAAGGTGAGAAAAAGCCAACTGAATTGAAGCTTATGCAGTCTCAGCAGTTGCCTTCGGGCAGCTCTGGTTCGAACGGCATGAACGATCTCAATAATGCCGTTTCATTTGGCAAAGACCTTGCTTGGATTGGTAGTTTATTCTCCAAGGGCGGCCGTGCAGGGTTTGCGGATGGCGGAGACGCAGAGGGATTTGATCCATTTGCTGCCGAACCGGGTGGTATTGTTGGGCTTTCAGGGGCGCAGGCTAAACAAATTCCGGGTTTTGATCTTTCCGCAGCAGAAGACCATGCGCGCAATGCTGGTATTAATCCTGTTGAATATACTCGCTTAATCAAAGGCGAAAGCGGCGGCAAACCCGTTCTTGGCGATGAAGGTTCGTCAGGTGGCGTTCTGCAGCTACACGTTGGCGGCCTGTCTAAGCAATATCCTAATCCCGGCCTTGGCGATGCCTACGTTGCTGAACGCAATCCAGAGCTGGCAAAGAGCGGTACTCCTCAGGATAAAATTAGCTACATTAACGACCCTGCCAATCAAAACGATATTTCTCAATGGGGCGCTAATTATATTGCGAAGCACGGCGCAAACGCTTGGACAGTGGCACGCAATCAAGGACTTCTTGGTGCAACAAGTCCTGCCGATCGCCCTGTTCCGGGCGCCATGAATGCTCAGGCCGCTACAGGACAGCAAGGCTTTTCCGTGCCCGGCGAAGAGCAGCCTAAGTCCCTTGGCGATACGCTCACAAGCGAGAAATTCCTTGTGCCACTCCTGTCAGGCCTCGGCGCTATGGCTGGCTCCAATAGCCGTTATCTTGGTGCCGCGCTCTTGCAGGGCGTTGGTGCAGGCGCTAAGAGCTACGAAGATGTACAGAACCAAATGCTCGAACGTCAGGCCCTCCAGCCTGTTGTGCAGCAACGTCAAATTGATACCCTCAACAAACTTGCAGGCGGCCTACAGGCATATAATGCCCAGACTGGACAAAACGTATCGCTGCAAGATTATGCCAATATGGTTGGTTATAAGGGCTATCTTCCTTCTGGTGGCCAAGCGGCTCAATCAACCAATACTGGCACATCTATGCCTCAGGCATTGAGCTTGCTTCAAATGCAGTCTGCTATAGTTAACCGTAATGGAGTGCAAATTCCTGCCATGAGTGACCCGCTTTCTTTGCAGGCTGCAATTCAAAAAAACGGTACATCCGTAGATGCGAACGTAAAAAATATCGTCGACAACATGAGAGTTCGTTTAAACGAGATTGAAACTCATGGATATACGACAGATGTGAACGGCAACCGCATCAACCTCCCGGGCGCTATTGCAGCTGGTCAGCAATCTGTATATGCTGGCAACAAAGTGGCTCAAGCCAACAAATTTGTTGATCAAGGGAACGACTTTGCTGCAACTGTTGGTCCTACGCGGCAAGCCCTTCAAGATTTGCAAGATGCTTACAGCAAATATCGCGCTGGTACTTTCGGAACAGCTCGTTCCGCCCTTGATCGCATTGCTCAAGAACTTGATCCAGACGGGAAGATTCCTGCGTTGCATGGCTTAAGCGAAGACAGCAGCTCGGAACAGTACGATATTGCAATGAAGTCAGCGGCACAGCTCGTAGCACGTCAATTGCAAGGCATGAGCACTGCAGCGCCCAAGAGCGAA